CCATCGTCAACGTGTCCCCTGACGCCGTGGTGATCGACGGCAGTGACGGGGAGGAGATCGTCGGCCTACTCGCCTACGAAGAGACGACACCCCTGGTGGCTGGGGACCACGTGACAGGCCAGCTCCTGGCCGACGGGCAGGTCGTCTACATCGAGTCGGTCGACTGAGACGAGCCGGGCCGCTGTTCCGGGGGGAGTCAGCGGCCCGGCTTTCCCTTGCGCGGGTGTGTGGTCAGGTGCCACTTCTGACACGCCGGACACTGGTAGCAGGCGACCTTCTGCCCCCGGTGCTTCAAGGCGTGCTTGATCACCGTGTTCTGCGCGGCCCGCTCGGTGTTGAACGCTCGCTTGCCCGTGCACATGGCCTGCAACTTCTTGGGGTGCCAGACCTTGACCGGCTCGGGCGGGCCCTCGCATTCCAGGCAGATGCCGCGATAGCCGGACCGGTTCCCCTTGTACCCGTAGTGCTCGCGGTCCAGCGGCTTCTCCATGCCGCATTGGACGCACATCCGAACTCGGGGCATATCCCAAAGTACGAGTACGCAGCCCGATGTTCGGGTAGAAACGCCAGAGGCCCCGACGCCGGGGAAGGTGCGTCGGGACCTCTGGATGGATGTTCTTAGGCGCGGACGCCCTTGAAGGTCTCCAGCACGCCGCCATCGGACTCGAAGTTCACGGTCACGTTCAGCTTCTGCTGAACCTGCCCCGAGTAGCCGGGGATGGTGAACCGCGCGTCCGGGACGTAGTGCGTCTTGAGGACCGTGCCGGCCGCGACTGCCGTGCTGCCACCGGACTCCGGGTTGCGGAGCTCGATGCGCAGGGCGCCGACGACCGACGACTGCGGGCCGATCACCTGGTCGTCCGGCGTGCCCGTCAGCTGACGGAGCCGAGCGAAGAAGGCGTCGACCGAGCGCGGACGGAGCTCGACGGAGCCGGTCACTGCCGGAACGTCGGTGGCCTCACGCGAGACTGCCCGCGCGTTGCCGAACTCGTAGTCCTGCTCGAGAGTGACTCGCCACTCCACGGTGGCCGACTGCACGTCCGACCAGCGGACTTCGACAGCCGTCGAAACCGTGCCGGTGGCCGCCGCCGAGGCGGCGTTTGCAGCAGTCTTGGCGTAGGAGAAGGTGGTCGAGGTTCCGACCACAGTCACCGTGTAGGTGCCGTCGAACGTCGCATCCACGTCCGCGACCACCACCACGTCGCCGACCTCGAGCCCGTGAGGGCTCGCCGTGGTCAGCGTTGCGACGTTGGACGTGAGCTCCTTGTTGGTCACCGTGCCACCCACGACGATAGTCGTCGAGAAGTAGACGTCGATGTCCTTGCCCCGGATGGCAGCGGGCTTGACCGCCACCGACTGGTGCACCAGGTGCGCTGGGCCCGAGGTTCCCCACGGGTCCTGACCGGTCTGCGAGTACGTCGCCGTGTCGGCCGAGCCGTAGACGATCGAGATCACCGCGTTGTTGGCCGGAGCCACGGCGAACTCGATGCCATCCTCGCCACCCGAAGACGCCTCCGCGTAGACCAGCGTGTCACCGGCGGCGGTGTACTGAGCCAGATCCGCAACCGGGACCTGAGTCAGACGCTCACCATCCACCGACACGCAGAGCGCGTAGATGTCGTCGCCACCCTCCTGGTAGAGCAGGGCGGGGCCGTTCTCGAAGAGGAACTCGACCTCCACGCCGTCACCAGCAGCGATGTCCTGCCACGGGGTGCCGGGGATGTAGTAGATCGAGTCGCCGTTGAGCGTGAACGTCTCGCCGGCGTTCTCCTGGAGCCCGTACCGGTAGCTCGCGCTCTCCAGCGCGAGAGCCGGAATGGCGACACCGTGAACCGCCGTGAAGTCCCCGTAGGGGGTCTTCCACGGCGAGATGATGTCGATGGGCTTGTTGAGCGCCAGCTCGTACTTGGTCGACTCTGCGTCGGCGTACGGATCGGTCGAACCGGTCAGCAACGCCTCCACCTCGGTGTCAACATCGAGGCACTCGAGGTTGAAGCTGAGGTCTGGCACGTCACGAACGATGCCCACCGACTGGTAGTTACCCAGCTCGAAGACCTTCTCCTGAGGGATGTTCAGGTCGCCCGGACCACCCGTCTGGATACGGTCAACGACGAACTGGTTCGCCACATGCAGGATCTGTCCTGCCTTGATCGCCATGTCCTATCTCACCTCCGTTCTGCTAGGCATGGGCATGTGCTCGCGACACGCACTGAGAAGCCGGACATCCCTCATGTCCTCCGCTTCTTCAGCTGTGACCGCGCTGCCGCCAGGACCGACTCTCGGTACTCGCGGAAGCCTGCTTGGCCGCCCTTCTTGATGAAGTGCTGGCCCCTGATCTCCTTGGAGATCCGAATGGCCGGCTGGCTTCGTCGCGTGGCGCGGTCGAAGCGAACCGGTGCTCCCTTGACCTGGGAGCGGAGAAAGAGCTGCTGGTTGCGGCCAGAGCCAGGAGGCACGTAGCGCCCACCGGCAGCGAAGACCAGGCCTGGGCTGATGCGCCGACCGATCTGGGACTTGACCGTCTTGACGTACGCCGCGCCCTTGGTGGGTCGACCCACCGGATTCGGACTGCCGCCGACGTGCTGGACGGCACGCTGGCCGGTACCGATCTCCTGAACGAGCCAGGGCGGGAACTTCTGGTTGAGCTCCTGGAGAGCAAGACCGACGCCAGCGCTGGGCTCGGCACCGATGGGGCGCCAGCGGATGGCGTCCTTCAGGCCGTGGTAGCGGCCGGCTCGCGGAGGAGCCAGGGGACGGGACCGACGAACGTTGGCACGGGACACGTCGGTGGCAACCCTCGCTGCCCGGTACCGAGCGCCATTGACCTCGGCGATGAACTGCGAAAGCCGACGATCAAGGCCGTAGCCGGGCTTCCCACCGAGGGAGCCACGGTCCGTGACCTTCACATCGAGCTTCAGCACTTGCCACCACCCTTCGTCGTCATGCTGGAGTCATCGTCAGATCCAGTGACGGAATGAACACTCGTCCGAATCAAGCGGACCGAACGGTTGCCCGTTGGGCCCTCAGCTGCGCGTCAAGCTGCTCGAGCAACTCGACCACTCGGTCGTTTCGCACTCCGTCCTCTGCCTTCACCAGGTCCAGCACCGAGTCGTGGTAGCCGTTGGTCGCGTCCAGCACGACCTGTCGGAGACCTGCTCGCTGTTCCACTGAGAGGTCCTTGAAGATCTCTCGCTCGGCGTAGCCGATAATGGACCCCACGGCGCGGTCACGCCGACGCTTCAGGAAGTCCCTTCCCGGCACGCTCATGTACGCCCATCCTTCACAGTTCCTGTTCCAGAGAGGGCTTCGACTTTCGACGTTCCGAGATGAACTCCCTGGCCCACAGATAGCCCCACAGAGCCCATACCGCAGGCAGCGCGATGAAGTTCCACGGGTCGTACTTCTCGGGGAACATCAGGGCTCCTAACCAGGGTCTACGACATCCGTGACCAGCAGCTCTGCGAAGTACAGGTGCGTCTCCCAGGGAGAGACGATCTCGGCATTCTGGTCATACCTGAACGCGTCGATCTCCATGCGGAAAACCGGCGGAGTGTTCTCGTCGAACATCGGGTCGTTGAAGTTGTAGAGATTCAGATGGTCGTCTGAAACCAGTCGGCCTTCGTACCGGTCGCGCAGGTCGTTCATCAACGCCATGGCCACCGCATCGCTCGAGGCATAGAAAGCCAGCGTGAAGGCGTACTGGCGCTCCAGCATGTTCGAGCCCAGCTCCATCGGGATCGCCTCCTGAGCGACCCCTGTGTCGATCGCCAGGGTGTTGAGCTCGGTCTTCCGGGACTCCTCGTTCTCGTCGTTTTTGCCGCTGGACTCTGGGAAGTAGTCGATGAGCACCACCTGGGCGACATTGCCGTCCTCGCGCTTGCCGACGATCTTGAGCACCTCGGCCTCGGTGACGGTCACCTCCTGGTAGCCGGTGCCGATGTCGTAGGGGTCCACCACCTCGCGCGTGGTCGTACCCGCCATCCACCGGCAGGCGATCAGAGTGTTCTGGAGGTCCTCGGTCACCGACTCCTGGACCATGCGGTCACGGTGACGCACATAGCCACCAGTACTGATCTGCGTCATTCGGTCCTCGCCTCGTCGTAGGAAATGAAGAACACGTCGTTGCTCTGCCCAACGCGAGTCAGGACCGCCCAGCAGTCACGATTGCCCTTGTCGAACAGGTAGCCGGGCGCATCGGTCACGTCCTCATGAAGGCCCCGCCACCCGCTGTTCGCGAGGCCCCTGGTCAGCCCTGCGATGAAGCCGTTGTGCAGACCGATGACGGCCACTCCCTCCGGTCCGTGAAGGGACGTAACCTCGAGCAAGCCCTTCGCGCCGTCACGCCAGCGAACAGCGGTATGCGCACACGGGCCGGCGCACCATGTCCAAGCCCGGTCGCTCTCCCAGCGCGGTCGGGGCCCGACGATCTGGCCGCAGGTTGTGCACATGGCGGCCTTGGTCATGACTCATCCAGGGCGTAGAAGATCATCGTGTACACGCCCACCTCGACCAGGCCGTTGCTCTCAGGCTCGTAGCCGAACAGGTACCGGTCGCCGGTGTAGATCAGCTCCCGACAGTCCTGGACCT